CAACTTGTGTATTTTCGTCAGCCATTTTATTGGCTCCTTTCTATATAAAAAGCCCACGGGAACGCCCCGTGAGCAAGGTTATTTTTTGCATAAAAAAAGCACTCGTTTGAGTGCTAATCTACGTTTATTTCTATTTTTACCCAGTCCAGTTGACTTACATCGTCAGTGCCATTATAGTAATATGCTTCAATTACATTTTTCCATGGATAGAATCGGATTTGATAATTATTTTTAGTCACATTATCCCCACAATCATTATTTCCAGCGTTGGTATAAATCAAATAATTAGTCATAATAAAGCTATCACCGTTACTAAAAGTAAATCTAGTTTTTCGATTCATATCTAAGGCAGAAATATCAGCTACATAGAAATCATTAGTGTGGTTAGATATAACTTGTAAAGCATTACCTGATAAAGTTTTAGTAATTGTCTGATATTTGTATTCACGATAAGTCTTGCCATTAGCATTGACTGTTACATCACTGCTACTAATTGGATAATAATTTTCTTGGTTAAACTTCATGTGATCTAGCATACAGCCACCGCCTTTCTGGTGGCGGCTCTAAGTACTTGGTATAGGTGGATTAACGGGCTAATTACCCCCCCTAAGATTTCCGTACAGTCCGATTTTCGAACCCATACAGGACCATAGACGGTGCTACTATCTCTCTCACTGATAATTGGCAAATCCCTATTTCTGCCAACTAGATAGCCGTTTTTCGAAGAAGCGCATACGTCCAGTTCCAGATCTGCGTTCATTGAACAGTAAGTAGTATTTGGAAAATCCGTAAAAATGGTACTTATTTGAGCTCCTTGGGGAATTTTGACCTTTTTAGGGAACATAAGATAATCATTTTTATTGAAGATCATCTTTTCAATCATAGAGCCACCACCTTTCTAGCAGTAGCCCTAAACGCTTGACACAAGTTAGTTAGAGGGCTAATTACCCCCCCTAATTTTTCCGAGCCATCAAGTTTTAACCATTTAGAATTATCTTGATCAGTCAAAATATATGTGCCGCTTGGCGCATTACCAGCTGACCCATTAAATTTATAAGCTGCTACAATTAAGGCATTTTCTACCTTGGTTTTAGCCGGCACATTGCTATAATCCGCAGCAGTAAAGTTAAATCCCGCTTTAACCGTGTGGTAAGTATCAAGCGACGCAGTGATTCTTTTACCGATCAGTGGGCGGTTCGTGGAGTCCCACCATTTTAATTTGTTAAAAATCATGTGATCTAGCATTTAAGCCACCTCCCTACGTGGGTAGAAAAGTGACCTAAGCCGTTGATACAAGCGTATAAGTGAGGTATTCCCCCCCCAGTTTTCAGATATTACGGCATCAGATTTAATTGCAATGGGACCTGCATCAGTTCGGATGATATAAATTTTTCCATAATTTGAAATTGAAACTCCTATGACGCCGTAGGTGCCGTGACCTATATTTCCAATTGGCAAGGCAGTAGCAGTGTCATTAATTTTAACGTTTTTTGGAAATGCTTGCCAAGTTTTACCATCTATCTCTATGCTTTCAGCATCGTCTTTAATGTTGAACCACTTCAACCTATTAAACAGCATATGATCTAGCATGTTTTCGCTCCTTTCCTAATTGAAGAGAAAGCACGTTCAACCATTGATGCAACAGTATGTAGAAGGTTTTTACCCCCCCATTTTGTACTTTTAACATCTGATTCACGAATAAGACCGAATGACACAAAATTAACTTCATATCTATGATCGTCAAAAATGTATTCTTCATCAAAGCTCAAGTTTAATGTAGCGTTATTTTCTGTGCTTTGACCCGTTCCATTAAAAACACCAGTAACTGCGTAACAGTCCGTAATTTTACCAATGACATTCGCAGTAGTGTCAGAATTTAGCATAATTATGGCATCGGGTGCAGAAGCAGAACCATCACCAGAAAAAGTCGCAATTTTTGCCCCTTGTGGTAAGACTACTTGTTTAGGAATAGCTTCCCAATTCTTGCCGTTTGCGGTCACGCTATCAGTATTGTCACTGATGTTGAACCATTTCAGTCTGTCAAAGATCATGTGGTCTAGCATGCTTTCACCTTCTTTCTATCTATTTTTTCGATCAATGCAAAGTAGTTTGGATGATCATTTTCCCATTGTTGAGCTTGCGCTTCTTGACTAGCTGGGAATCTTCTAGCAATTGCGGCATTATCCTTCAACCAGTTAACAGTGCCGATCAAATCAGCATTTGACTTTTTCAAGTCGTTGATCTGGTTTTGCAAGTTGGTTGTATCCTGAACGGTTGCAAGTTTTTTCCATTTAGGATAGTTATTGCCTTCCCAGTACCTCAAAGCAATTGAGTCGCCACCTGAATTACCTACTGGAATCCAAATTTGAGTTTTAGCGTTTCCATCATAATTAATGTTGATTAGCGTGCCACGCTTATCTGGGTAGAAATCCGGCACATTAAGATTGCCAGAGTTACTTAATTTGTAAGTACTGATTGAAGAAGCGTCACCAACTAAATCATTTGCATTGGCAACACCGGGAATTTCAGTTTTAGCGTTGAGCTTATTGATATTCCCGTTCAGTGTGTTAAATTGACCTTTTGCCCAGTTAACGATGTCTTGACCTGCATTCTGATCCATCAAGATCTGATTGCCGCCGTGCAGGTTTTCTTCCGTCATCTTAGTTGTAGCGTTTGCGTTAGCATCAAAGCCGCGGGCAACGGTTGAGGTAACGTTTACGTTGCCGCTTCCGTCAGGGGTTAAGCCATTAACCTTTTTGACTGCTGAGTTAGAAACACTAGTTAAGTCCGTCTTAGTGGCGTAATTGCCGATGTTTAGTCCGTCAACCTTGGAGTCAATTAATTTGATGATGTCATTATTAGATAATGTCGGAAGCTGAAACCAATATCCCCAATGATTATTACTAAAATAGCGGATTGCATATTTTTGTTGGCTGGACACTATAAGCTGGTATCCAGCATTAGCATCCTTGACTACTTTGATTAATGCGTTTTTCCAGACTATTGGGATATTAAAAGGAGTAGTTCCATCTTGCATTTTAGGGTAATTGACAAAGCTAGCAGCACTTTGGGAAGTCCGATATGTCCCGCTTGGCAGGTCATTGAGGTCTTTTAAATCTGCCGGAAAATCCTTAATGCGGTCACTATCAACGATCAAGTCAAGAATGCCATCCTTGTCGGGTTCAACAACCGCTCCGTCGTTGATCTTTGCACCTTTGACCTTGCCAGCTTGCTCAATTTTCGGGTCATACTCCGCTTTGAGCTTCAAAATAGCTGCGTCTAAATCTTCATCATAAACTACGCCAATTTGCTTTACACTGATGTTAATTTTGGCAGCTGCGCCGAGTTTAAACGCAACGCCAAGCTTGATTAGCTGTGTTGATGTGTGATCTGGCGAACCTGCTCCAAGTGTTGCAGTACCAATAGCTGGAATAATTGCGACTAAAATTTCTTCTTTGCCGCCATCAATGGTTGCGTAAAGCCCAATCGACTTAAAATTGATATCCTCATTTAAATCGTGATTTGAAAATGCAAATTCGATGTCTACTTGTTTAGTTTCTTTATCAACCGGTGAGATGTCAGCCACCTTAATGCCGGTTGTCATCTTTTCGCCAGCTAAAGAGGTCAAAGCCCTAATTTGTTCATCGGTCATTCCGCTTAAATCTTGCGTATAAAGTGCGGCTTTGGTATAAAGGATTTCGCCTTTACCCGATCCGAGTTTTGAAAACAAATTACGCCCTATATCTGTAACTAGCGCCTGATTCATTTTTTTACTAGTCGTTGTATCCATAGTTTCCTTTCTAATTAGCTATCATTTTGTAAGAAACGATAACCAATGGTTTTGCACCAATGTAAGATTCACATGGTTGTTGGTCTTGCCAACCTGTCTACCACGTAGTTGTTACCTGATGCATATTTACGTCTTCCGCTGTTACAGCGGTAGCAATATATTCTGTGTTCTGTTGCGACTCTTCCCAGCCAGTCCACCAGCTGGAACCAACATCAATGTTTAAATCCGTTTCATCAATTGAAGCGGCACCAATGTACTCGGTAGTTGTAACATTTACATAAAAAACAATCTCATCAATCCAGTAGCCCAACGCTAGCATGTGTTGTAAGTTGTCTACCAGGAAACGTTGAATATAAACATCGTTGATATAGTCCCACGGTAGTTGGATACCGATATGACGTGGTGCAGCGGTATTCCATATCTTGATATCTTGTGTAGTCCCTAATGCTGTACTTGTAATTTTGACGATTGAAGGAATTGTGCCTTGAGCACGTGACAAAAGAACTTTTAGACGCAGTAAGAATCTATATGGATCATCTTCCTTGGTAGGTCTCGATGTGCTAAGGTCTTGGCCAAAGAGATCAAGTGTCGTGCCCTCAGCATCTTGGATAGCACGCCACTTTTCAACTTTGTTGGCCATGTCACTGATCTGTTCCAATCCGCCATTGTACGTATCGAACAGCTTATATAAGTTACCTCGATGGTCTTTTACCCAATGATCAGATATTTCAGCTAGAAGTTCATCAGTTGTTTCATACGCCATTTACATCCACCTCGATGTTATTCGTATCACAGCTAACTGCTTCGTTGATGTCATTAACGATGTCATTACCACCGAGCGTGCCTTGATGAGTGCCAATCATGATAGTAGCTTCATCAATGCCATTAACACCGTAGACAAGCGGATACAACCGAGTTAAGAAAAGAGTTTTACCGATGATCAAATGATTGATATAGTCGGCCACTGCTGTCTTAATGTCGTCTGCACCTTCGTCATCGTTCCAGTTTTCGTTGACATTTACTTTGACTTTCACATAGATTGGCTTGTCGATAGCGTGATCGAAGTGTACTGTCCGCTTGTTACCGGTAGCATCTTGTACATCGATAGCCTTTGAGCCAACAAGTGTGATACCTGCTGCTTCATGGTTTACGATTGTGTGAGCAATCTCGTTATCATTACCGCCCAACACATAGATATGTACCGAATACGGTGGATTACCCCATTTATCTGCATCTGCCTTGTCATTTTCAACTGGATTAACGTCACGCACGCCTGGCAACTCCATCAGTGCCGACTTCATTCCCCAGGCAGTTGGACCAGGTTTAGCGGCGTTTTCTTCGAGCAATCGTGCTCGATATGTTTCGTCGTCTTCATAATCTTGACCACCGCCAGCAGGCTCTGGATTAGTAATTGACAGCACATTATCGTCCGGATTGGATTCCATCGTAATTTTGTTAGCAGCTACGTTGTTCATCGAGCCGTTTTCTTCGCTTTGAACGATCCCAGTACCTTTCCATGTACCGTCCGGCTGCTGTGTTGTCGTGATGTCTTTGATCAAATCAAACACATAGCCGTCGTCAGTTTCAAACGTCTCACCGGTTTCAATCAGATATTGCCCATCAGTCGTTACCTCGATCGTGGCAAACGCCGGCTGCGCAACTTTACGACCAACACCCATGTTTGAGCCAACACGGTCTAAACTGGTATCAGTTGCTGTACTGATAAACGCTGCATAGTAATTTTGTTGTAGTTCTTGGATCATCAGTGTTTCACGCCAAGCAATCAGTCTGGCAATGATGCCAAAGTTAGAATTGCTTGTTAGGACGATATCATCGCCAAACTTGCTAATGAAATCATCTTCTACGCTGTCCAAGACTTCTTCATACGTTGGGGCTATAAAGCCGTTTTCGGTAAGCCCCCAGCTTTGACTAAGTGGCAACTGGCAAACCTCCTTCCACTGTACTTGTTGAGCCATCTTCATTTTTGACGGTGGCCACGAATGTAACTTTTAGACTTCGATGTGGTCCTTTGATGAACCGGATTGAGTCGACAGCCTGCACTTCTGGTACATCAGCTTCAATGGCACTTGTCATGTCAGCTGCTGCATCACTTTTGTCGAAATGCTTGCCTAGAAAATTTGAGTAGTCAGCTCCCATTTCTGGATCAAGATTGATCATTTCACCGTATCTAATCTCAAGGGTTGCTTTGATGCGCTGAGCTATTTCATCCAGCCCATCAATCATCGCTAGATCATGTGTGTCCGGATCAATGACTAAGTTACCGTCTTGATCCACTTTCAAATCTTTAGCCACTTAACCACGACCCTCCTAGTACTCCGATTACTACACTGTCGTTAGCGTCGTGCATACGTCCACTGTTCGGAGTGTATGTATCTGTGCTACCGTCCCAGTTATCGTTATCTCTATCCAAGACAGCACAGACGACCGGCACACCAGCTCTCATAAAGCGGCCCTTTGGCAATCTTTTAGTAAATTGCGTATGACTATGCTCTGGAAGTGAGTGATCACTGTCAGCCTTGGAAAGTTCCGGCTTTAGTGCATCAGCCATTTCATCAAACATGTAGCAGCTCTCTACAACTGGAATATCAAGATACTGTGCTGATTTAGTCCCATCTGACCAGTTGGCCAGCGGTAGGACATCCGCACGGTGTTTTTTTCGGTCGTAGCTAACAACTTTTGCAATATAAAAAGACTTGATACCAGCGTAGATTCCATGTTCAAATTTGTGGAATCCGTGATACCAAGCCTTTTTTAGCTCTGCTTGTGAGCTAGAATTTTTATTATGTGGAGAAGCCATCTGTGACCTCCTTACATTGATACCATAGAGCATTGCGTCTGTGGATTTTCACCGTCTGACGTATGCTGTCCGGCTTTTACATAAAACTTGCCTTTAAGATACTTACTCTTCATCAAGATACCGACGTTAGTAGTGATTTCGGGTACAAGTGGTATTGTAATCTCCCATGTACCCTTACCATCGTCATCGTCTGAGTTGTCCTCATTGTAAGACGGTGGCTGAATCAAGTCTTTGTCGTCGATCACGAACCAAGTGCGTTTCATACCCTTAGGATTGACGATTTCGAGCTTGCCACGTACGTAAGTCATCTTAGAGCCTGTTTTTTTAAGCAGGCCTTTGATAAGCGTTAGTGGCTTGCCCTTGGCAGTGAATGGGCGCTTGATCGTAGGATTCTTAGCTAAGTCAATCTGGGATATTTTGATACCAGACTGGCTAGCAATCCCTTGTATGATCTTTTTGTACGTCGTGCCCTTACGGAAGACTTTATTAACCTGCTCCGTCTTAGTACCTCTGTACTTAACGCGCTTGTTCTTCGTCTTGCCTTTAACCAGCACTGCTTTAGATCTACGATGGTGCTTGACATACTTCTGACCTTTCTTTTTGCCAGTTTTGTATGTCTCGACCGTGGTCCAGTGCTCCCACGTGTTTTTATAGTGATCTTTTTCTTTGACCTTGACGGTCTTATACTTGTTGACTTTCTTTTTCTTGGAGATCTTTAGTTTTCTAGCCTTGACGTTGCTGTAATCCGTGCCCTCGGTAAAACTGATAACTTGCGTATCAGTAACGCCGTCGTGCTGGACCATGTCGATCTTTGAGATAAATCCCTCAGCCAGAATCTTTTTCTCTTTGCCCCAGTTAAAAGCCACGTAGCAATGCTGTTTGCGGTGGTAAAAGTCCTTGTGTTCTTTTGCCAGGTTGTACAGCGTCACTGTGTTGGTCTGTGGTGATGGGGTGTCGGAAAAATTAACTTGAAACCCGAAAGGATAGTCATGACCAAGAGTCTCATTGTTATAAACAGTCTGTACGCCATCGTCACTTTCCGTGACAAACCAAGCGTGCGGATCCTTTGTGATGATAGCCATTAGACATCAACCTCGCTATCTGTCAGATCATCAGATTGTTCATCTGGATCATATCCAAGTGGAGTGGCATCTGGGTTTTCATCTTCTGAGCCGTTAGGGTCTTTAACATCAATATAAATCTGTACCGAAACGCCAAACTTGCCCTTGCCAGCATCAGTGGCGTGGCCGGTTGGGTCAAGCACACGCAAGTCAGTCCAAGGCAAGCCAGTGTTTGGAATCATTTCACCAACTAGATTGCCTAGCAGAAGTGGCTCTTGTGCTACCAGCACTTTGCCATCTTTCATGATCGTGCAGGTGTAGTAATCTGCTATGCTGTTGTAATCAATCCGGAAAGTAAAGACCTCGCCGGCTAGTTGAATGTCGAAAATGTCCGGCAGATTATCAACGTCGACTGGTACATAATTTTCCAATTATCTCACCCGAATCTTATTTTTATTCGATCGTGTAGCGCCTTTTTTCTTTGGCACATACAGGTGTTGACCTGTATTGATCTTGTTTGGATTCTTGATGTGATTTACCTTTTGCAGCCACTTAACTGTCGTACCGTATCGCTTAGACAAGCCCCACAAGGTCTGCCCTCGCTTAACAGTGATTGCAGTATACTTTTTATTTCTGTGTCCTTGTGTCCGTTTGGAGCTTTTAGACGACTTCTTCTTGCTATTTTTACCGGTTGAGGTAGTAATCTCAGCCCAATACACGAAAGTAAAAGTGATACTTACTTTCAAGTTGTCCCGAAGATCGGAAAAGCTTTGCTGCAAGTCACTAATCATTAAGTGCTTGTAGCAAATATCGCCTTTATATGTGAGCTGGACGTGGTTACTCATCCACGATCTAAGCTTTTTGTACTTTTCATTAGCTTCCGTGCGGTCGTGGCCAGTAATGATACCGCCAACTGTGACCGTTTTACCAGCAATTCTAGCGTAGTCGGCGCGAGGTGCGCCCTCATCAACCGGCCAGCTAGTTATATTAGCCGTCATATCTTCCGATTCCGAATCACTTGGAGAAATAAAAATAGGCCCTTGGCTACCATCACTCGGATAGATAGCCGCATGACCTTCATTGTATTGACTTGATGGGTCGATACTAAATTGAGCGTTGTGTTGTCTAATCTTGTCAGCAATCGCATCAAGATCACTTTTCTGTTTTTGCAAGCGTTGACGTTCTTTTTCAGCTTCTTTGCGAGCTTTGTGATAGCGACTGTACGGTTTATATCGTGCATCAACTATCTTGTCCCACTTTTTAAACTTTGCTTGCAGTTTCTTTTGTTTCTTTTTGTCTTTGGCAGCATTCATGGACTGATACGTGCGTATCGCTTCGCCTTGTGCCTTAGCGTATCTCTTTTGATACTTGTCCTCCAAAGACTTGTAATACTTTATTTTCTTGTCAGCTTTTTCAATAGCTGTCATTTCTTTACGTTCGGCCATTCAGCACCTCCCTCCTAGTAAAGAGTTGGATCTGTACCGAACTCGTCACCGATATTTTCTAGCACCTTAGCCACTTCTTGACGCACAATGTTAGCTACTCGGTGAGCGTCTTGTGTGCTTGATATAGGTCCGTTGATGTTAATGTTGATAGTTGGCGTAGTGTGATTGTTAGGGCGATGAACTTTGATTGGCTTAGGTTTCTTGACGATTGCTTCGTCGAAGAGGTCGCTGAGCTTCTTCTTGGTCTGATCTGCGTTGTCAATGTGTGTTTTGCCATCAGTAGAGATCAGTTCCGGACCATTTTCGCCAACAAGAAACGTGCCAGAACCATAGTGATTGCCACCTTTAGCAAAGCCAAGAGCCTTTCGGATCTGCATAGCGCCTTGAACGTGTTGAGCGTTGTAGCCACCACGTTCCCATTCGGCACTAAACCTGTTAGCTAAGCTTGCAACACTACCGTGCCCTTCCAAAATGCTTCTTAAAATCGCACTATCTGAGCCTTCGCCTTTAACGGCGAAACTCAACTGTGTACCAGCATTCTTCCAGGAGGTGCCATGCCTACGTGCATATGCTTTTAAGTTGGCTAAACGACCGCCAAGCCATTGACCCAAACCAGAAGCACCACCGCCAGAATTAACAGCACCTGGATTTAAGCCAACGGATTCAAAATTCCAGTTGCCAAGGACAGCGGCAATACCATTTCGAGTTGCCCTTGGATCAAGTTTCTTCAATCCGCCAGCTAAGGCACGTGCACGATCTCTAAGATCGCCACCGATTGAGAATGAGCCAAGAGAGCCAAAATCATCGCCCAGTTTGTCTTTAATCCACTTGATAGCAGAACTACCCAGCTCACGTTTTGCTAATGCTATGAGGCTCTTATTAGCTTGTGTGTGCTTCTTAGATTGAGAAGCATTATGCAAACCACGCACACGGTAGTAACCGTAGCCCATGCCTTTATCGTCAGCAATGCGAGTAACACGTGCATGTGGTGGTGTTTCGTTAAACATCGTACCGGTACGAGGATTCTTGATAATCCCAACGTGACCAGCAGCTCCTGTGCCGTGGCCAAAGATAACCAAGTCGCCAGGCAAGGTCTTAGATAATGATTTGCCGAGATATTGCACGCCACTGGATTCCTGCATCGCTACAGTCGTACGACCAATGTTAATGCCAAAGTGTCGTAAGGCTTGCATAACCATACCTGAACAGTCAGATAAAGTTTTGCTTGCCGCACGCATCAAGTACGGAACACCAGTAAATGTTGATTCAGCGTATTTAAGGAAAGCCTCACGACTTCCGCCCTTGCCGTTAGCACCGCCGATAGCGTTGTTGATGACTGTCCACATTGCGTTAGACCACGGATTACCGTAGTGAGTTGACGCATTCTTGCCAAGATCAACAGTACCTTTTTGCAGGTTTGGGCCGCTGACCTTGATATTGGACGTGTACATGTCATGAAAGCTCTTAGCAGGGTCAGACAAGCCACGAGAAGCGATTTTTCTTAGTTCGCTATGACTTACGCCAGATCCCTTTGCAAAATGCTGTAAGCCCCAAGAATGTGCCAGTTGTTGTGTCTGTACACCGTTAAGTACACCGTCGCCAGCTTCCATCGGAATCACGCGACGTGAGCCACGTGGAATCCAAAGGTCACCATTGCGTTTGACGACAGCTTCCTGCCGGTTAGCAGAATCATCGTTGACCATCGCAATCGTATTATGCAGCAAACGACCGTTAGCATCAGAACCTTGTGCGAAGTGAACCGGCTTGATAACTGAGCCATTGCCGCCGAACTGACTAAGCACCTTGTCGATGCCACGAATACCACGATTAAGTTGATCAATGGTATCGCCCATTGCTGTCTTAGCGTAACCGTGCATGCGGTTCATAGCCTTGCCAAAACCCTTGCTTGTAGAGTTAGCCGTAGTGATCACGCCGCTGTGCATGTTGCCCATCTGTTTTTCAACGGATCTACGCATGCCGGTGTAATCACTCACCGCATCATGACGTGTCTTAGCAGTCTGCTTGTGGGTCTGCTTAGCAATCCGTGACCAACTAGAGTTGCTACTTCTAGTCAGGTTTCTAAGCGATTTAGTAGCATCACTAGTGATCTTCTTATAGCTTGAAGTAACGTTTCTCGAAGTCTGTCTTAGTTTGGTCGTGCCGCTAGCGTAGCCATCAAGAACTAAGCCATGTCCCAAACCGCCAGCCATGACTTTTCTAGTGTCATGTGCGTTAAGAATATGCTCACCAGCACGGACTTTCGTGATAGCTGGACCATTAGCGCAAAGCAAACGAGCATGTGAGCCGGCTTTGTAAGCAAGTTCGGGGCCTGCTTCACCGACAAGCGCAGCATGGCTAGACGTGATTGCACCACCAGCGGCGTGAGTATCAAACTTCTCATATTTGTACTTGTGACGTGAGCCACCAAGTGCATAGTTGATGTCATTGCCAAATGCCTTGACGTTGTTCTTAGTACCTTTCCACGAGTTAGAAGCCCACTTACCAAAGGCACCAAGATTCTTCTGCATTGATTGCCAGCCTTTGACAATGCCACCAATCGTGTTGTTCCAGATATCAGCAATACCCTTCACTACGCCTTTAAAGGTGTTACCAACGCCTTTCCAGAAACTGCCCCAAGCTCGGCCAAAGCCTTTCTTAAACTCGTTCCAGCGTTTAGGCATTGCACCCCAGAAGTTATTCCAGTTACGCTTAGTGCCATTCCAATCAGCTTGTGCCGTTTTCTTAGCTCTATTCCAGAAGTCATTCCAGCCACGACGGAACCACTTAGAAAAGCCGTTCCATCGTGATCTCATGTCTTTGAAAGCAACTTGGAAGAACTGGCCACGTTTAAACGCTTTGGCGTAGCGGTTGCTGTTAACTGACTTCCAGATATTATTCCAAGTCTTACCGTACCACTTTCCGAATGCTACAACCTTGCCACGTGCTTTCTTGTAAGCACCAGTAAAACCACGCTGGACAGATCGACCAAAGTTGGCCATGTTTCGCTTAGTTGACTTAACGAAGTTAGCAGTGTTTTTAGGCAAGCTTTTAAAGAAGTAGTGACTGGCTGTGATTGCCCTATTCCAGCCTTTGTGGATAGTCGGGCCAATGCTACCAGCCCACTTCTTGATACCATTGCCAGCCCTACCCAAGTTGGATGGCATATCATGGAACCATTTGCCTACGCCTTTAACGCCGTTATGCCAGTTGGTGCTAATCGTCTTACCAACACCATCAGCCCATTTTTTGACTTTAGGGTTATTTTTATAAAGTAGGGCTGGAATACCTAGCATTGGACTAACTGCTGTTAGAGCTAGTTCTTTACCATTCTTGCCAACCCACTTTTTGCCCTTGCCAATTGCTGATCCGATGTTCTTACCGACTTTACCGCCCCACTTGCCGATTTTGCCAAGTGCATCCTTCGTTGACCATCCAAGGTTTTCAAGTGACCAGAAGTTCTTTGGCGGCTTCTTGCGTTGGAATCCTCGTGTAAAGGAGTTGACAGCTTTACCGCCAAGACGGCCCATGAACTTACCGGCTTGTGCACCAATAGCAGCACCAAGCGGTCCGCCAAAAATACCGCCGACAACAGCACCTGCACCAGTACCAACAGCACCGCCGATGTCTTGTGATCGTTTAGCTGCATTGTGCCGGTCTTTAAAGGCTTGGAAGCCTTGCATGCCTACATCAAGTGCAGTACCAACTCCAACAGCACCGCCAAGTAGTCGTCTACCGACAAGTGCCTTGCCAGTTAAACCAGATTGACGGCCTAGCTTAAATACGCCACCAAAAGAATTGCCTTTTAGCGCATTAATCAGACCACCTTCACGAACTTGACCACCAGTGAAGCGCCCTAGCTCGTCTCGTGGTTGGTTGGCAAGCTTTTTACCAAAGATAAGTCTGCCAATACCAGCACCAAGCCCTTTGCCATTGCCGATGCCAAAGTTTGCTTTTAAGAAGCCACTGGCCAACTTGGAAGCACCCAGCGCGCCAACGACACTAAGGATTGTGGCGCTGACTTTCTTAACCGGACCTGGCATTCCTAAAAATGCTTTTAAAAGCTTGTTAGCAAAGCCAAGCGACCGACTCAAACTTGGAGCGATCTCTTTGGCAAAACTCATACCCATGTCGTTGGCCAAAGCCTTAGTTTTTGCCATTTGGTTCTTCAAGGACGCCATGTTCTTAGCTGACAATCTTGAAATATAGTTAGATCGAGCCGCACCTTTGGAATCTCGTACATTTTGCTGTAGGTTTCCAGCGTGGTTCATCAAGATCTGTGCGTCATTAAACCCAGTTTGACCAAACAATGTTTGTAAGTCAGCAGATACACGGTTGGATTTTTTGCCACGTGATGCTCGATTCAACATGCCAAAAATCGTACCTAATTGCTTTAAGTGACCATTTCTGGTGTATAAACTGTTAGGATCAACGCCTAAATCATGAAGTGCAGCCGACATTGACTTGGAATGCGGTGCTTTGATCAATCGAGTGATGATCTGACGCATACCAGTACCGGCTGATGAACCTTCTTCACCAAAGTTGGACAACGTACCTAACGCACCAAGCACAGTATCGATAGATTGACCGTTTGAGTGAGCGGCTGAACCCATCATCTTAAAGGATTCGCCAAAACCACCAGCACCACCGACGTTGCCGGCTGTCAAGTCAGCAATGTATGAAGCCTTGTTTAACACGTCACGCGTGTACTTAGACATCTTGCGTACTGAGTTGCCAGCTCTAGCCTTGTAGCCGAACTGTTCCAACATAGGAGCAGCACTAGCTACGATCGTGTTGTAATCTTCGTTAGTTGCACGTGCGGCTTGCAGGAAGTACTTGTGTGCGGCTAAGTCCTGCTTACCGGAATAGCCACGTCTAAGCAGTTGCTCCGAGCCAGCGGCTAACTCGTTTTGATTTACACCATATTTAAGAGACAAGCGCCGGTTTTCTGCTTTAATGGCGTTAGTACTACGACGTGCCGCTTTAGCACTGTCACCGCCGGTTTCTTGCAGGTTCTTGATAACGTTGTACTCGTCAGCCAACTTGATGGCTTGATCGTTAGCTTTAGCAAAAGCAGCAGCTACCGGTACCATGGCCATAGCAATCGATGAGCCGACTTGTACGAGTGCCGAACCAGCACCTTTAAGTTTTTCCCAGCCACTTTTCAGCTTGCCAGACGATGCAGCTGTCTTATCAATGCTGTTTCTAGCACGATCAGACGATGTGCGTGCCTTGTCGAAAGCACCACCCATGTCTCCCATTGCTCGTGATTGCTCACTGGCACGATTCATAGACTGTTTTAGCTTATCGGCTGATACTGTAGCTTTATTGGCTTTGCTGGATAAGTTGTCTAACTCACCTTTAGCACGACCGATGTTGCTGCTAGCGCCAACTTGCTTGTAAGCATCAGTAAGGCCCTTAACCTTTGCAGTAGCTTCACCGCTCGCGCGATTGATCTTGTCGAAGCCTTCTGATGCAGAACCAGGAACTTTGACGTGATCCATCACCCGACCTAACTGCTCTGCGTTAGCCTTGGTGCGATCGATTCTGCGATCTAATTTGTCGAATGGCGCATCATCAATGTGAACACCAATATCTATTCCGACATGTCGTCCAGCCATTGTCCCTAGTCCTTTCTGTGCAAAATAAAAAGCCTTTAAGGCTTATCCGTTGTCTTTACCGCCAAACGCCAGGCCAATTCCGTTTGCCATGATTCTCGACTGATCTTTAGCAGTGAGGTACGTCTGGTATTTCATGTCTTTCTTCACAACTTCCCACATGATTCGCAACTGATCCATCGTGGCGTGATTGATCCACTCTTCGGGAACACCGTGCATCACTAGCCTTTGCGGTAGCCATGTGGCTGGCTTTGAAGCCAATTCATTAATCTTCTTCTCGGTAAGGTCTCCCATTAATGCAGTCGAGAAACCATCCGTAAATTTGGTTGAAAGCATCGTCATAGCCCCCACGACGTCCGAACCAGTCAAGGGAGTAAATCTTTGGACGAACGATGAGTTCTTTAATAGCAATTTCCTTCATAAAGTAGGTTTGATCGATTGCGCCATAGCCGTTTCTTGCGTCATCACGCAATTCGGAAGCTTTAGCCACACCAGGGAACATCACTTCGAGAATGTATTCGTTGCGTTGCCCCTTGTTGATGGTAAGGAAAGCTGGCTTGTTGTTGAGATCAGCAATTTCACTAGACTTTTCCTTTTCATCGATCAAAGCCATCATGTCTTGCAAGTGCTTGCCTTCATTGGCCATTTGAGTGACCTTGTCAGTATTATTGTCACTTGCTTGATTGTTAGGTTGTTGATTTTGATTGTTATTGTTTTGCAAATTCTTATCGTTGTTTTCAGTCATGATTTTTTCTCCTTTGATTTTTAATTTTTAGTCGTGAAAGCCATCCCGATACTAACGGCCTACAAGAGATTCAGTATCGAGGTTAAGTGCGTGGATCTGCCATGCACGGTCACCTGCGTTTTGTGCGGCGGTGTTGTCTGGCATCTTTGAGATGTAGCAATGAGCCGCGGTCTGGTGAATTGTTGACGTACGTAAGTCAAGTGGAAATTCGCTGCGCGTATTGGCCAATTCGGTCAATTTAGCGTTAGATGGTGAGGTTTCGTTGAGGTTAACCGTGATAGTTGCACCAGTCTTGTTGTTAACTGATGCGACAGCGGCACCTTGTGGATCTTGTGATACGGTGACGTTGTCGTTGTCGTAAGCAACGGTGATCATCGTGTCGGTTGCATAGCCAAACATAAGCTCGCCATCAACCATCAAAGTAGTGTCATTAGCGTTGTACTTGGCCATCAAGCCGGTTTCAGCTGAGTTAAAACTTGCCATTAGCTATCCCTCCTTTAAGCTCTTGAGTTCGTGAACGTGTCGCTTTGGACAGTTCCGTGAACAGTTACGGTGTGAATTGCGCCGGAACGGTGATAAGTGAATGACAAACCGCCGTAGTGTCTTGCCGAACGGTCTTTTTGACTTTGAGCAGAACGAGGGGTTGAGCTAACTGAGAAGTCACCTCTGCCGGTTGATTGAGTTTCACCAGTGTTGCTGTCGTAGACTTCTTGTTCCAAAATGATGCCTCGTTCGTATGCTTGTTGGAGCACTTGGCTGGCGATGGAGGCTAAAGCGTTGATACCGCGTTGGTCGTATGGAACCTTGTCGGTGTCTTGCAAATACTTTTGAAGCTTGTTGCCCATGTTGGTCTTTACCCACAAGTCGCCATGCAAGCTGTCGATGTAATCACCGGATAATACCCAGCCTTCTGACGTTTCGCCTTGGCCAGATACTTCGATGTAGGCAATCGCATGTACACGATCGATTGCTTCCTTGGCTTGCACAGTAATGTGATCGGGTGTAATTCCCTTGAGTTTGCGGAACTTCCAGATAACAGAGCCGACAGATAAGTTAGCAGTTGAACCGATAAGAGCAGCGTCCATTGGTTCCTTAAGATCGTGAATTAAGCCAATAGTGTAGTTTTGTGCATAGAATTGCTTGTATGCAGCTGGTTGTGCTGCTTGCAGAACTAAGAAGTGATCTTGGTTTGCTTCACAGATGTTTGATGCAGTAATTGCATCGTCACTAGCCTTGGTGTCACTAGTGAATTGAGGCTTGTCGAATACTAAAAAGGTCCAGTTGTAGTACCAGAATGCTTTCAAAGCATCAGCAAGCTTGCCAGCTGGATAATCCAAGACAGCAACTCTGTCGCTAGCTGCAACTTGCATAAAGTAGTTATCAGCTTTGATGTAGACAGGATCAGTCTTATCGGATACATAAGACGCAATGGCATCTGCACTGGCGTATTCTGTGTATTGAGCACCAGTAATAGGGTCAGTCTTGCGACTGAGTACACCGTTCATTACGTCATCAGCAGATAGAGCATCAGCACGACCAGTAACCGGCTGTGCTGGTGTGATGTTTGGCACATCAAGTGATTGCGCACTGCCACCTGCGGTAGATCCAGTGTCATGATTGCCAGCTGGTGAGGCCGCTAAACCTGTACCGCTTGGAGTTAAGCCACTGGAAGCCACTTCATGCAAGATGAGCATGTTGCCAAGCCCGATAACCGCTTGTGGCTTAACAACAGTCATTTCTACGTCTGCGTCCTTAACTCGCGTAAAAGGACGCACGTCAGTAATGGTTTGAGCCATTTATTTACTCCTTTTCTTTTTTCTCAGCGCTGACAGTGTTATTACCGTCAACGTCGTTTACTTGTACAGATCTGATTTCAGTGTCTTGGCTAGGGGTGAAGTCGAGTTCTTCTGGCTTATAAGCACGGCCACCATTGGAAACTAAAAACGAGCAATCAAAGCCGAAACGGTAGTCATAAAAACTGCCTGCCATTACGGTTCGATCGCTCGTATTTGTAATTTCTTCTGGTTCAATGTCTGCCTGCTCGAAGTAGGCTCGATATCGGTTTTCATGGAGTGCGGTGAACAGGTTATCCGCCATGTTCATCGAATCCAATGCTCTGATAGCGTGACAGTCGACCTGCAAGTGCGTTTCGTACTGTCTGCCTTGTCCTAGCCAGTCACCAGTCGTGTCTTGTTCGGGCACGACAAAGTTATAAGTGACAAACGGGTAAGCCGCTCGATCATCTACGGTGTTCTGGTAGTACAGCTCACATCCAAGGGACTGCTTCACCACTTGTTGGAGTATGTACGTCACGAGGAGCTTGTCCTTGAGTTGTACCGTCATTTTGGTGTTCATCGTCCCCTTTCAATTCGTAGATAGTTAAATTCGAGTAGTCTTGATAGCTAGAAAAATTAGTTACGTGGAAGTATCCGCCTTGTGATGACACATAGACCACCGTGTTGACGTAATACTTCCCAGATGACAGCCAAAGTAGATCAGCGTTGGTTTGAGTACCACCGGTGAGGATCTGAACTAGCTGAGAAGTCATTGAGTTAACCGGCAGGACAGGTTCATGCCGCTTGTCTGCTGTTTTAGGGTCAAGCTTGGATAACTTATCGCTGGATAAATTAAAACCGCCTACAAGCTCTTTTTTGCCTGTGTGCGGTTTGTCTGCTCCCCAAACTTTAATGTCGATGCCGTAGCTTTTCAGCATTGGCAAGACATTCATGTAAAAGCTCATGCTAGCCCTCCTTTGGAATAATCTTGTACGTAACCTTATTGATCAATGCTCCGCCTTGACCGCCAGCGTGCCGGCCAATCAGCGGATTATTGAAGCCTTTGTTGTCGATGGTCAGCGGTGCGTTGCCTGGTTTAAAAAACAGTCGCATTGTGCGACGGATATCAGACGCAGCAGTGTGGCCAAGCAAGTCGAGCAAGCCTTTGCCGGTCGCTTGACCGTCTATGATTCGCTCGACACCGACCTTGACCAGTCGTTCGTACTTCTTCTCATTTTCAATCAAAGATTTGCGCAGGAATGGCCTTGACGGTATCTTGACCTGTTTGACAAGATAAAAAATGATCTTCAAACCATTCGGACTGCTTTTATCCTTGATAGCTAGCACATGGCCAGCTTGAAAGAGTGGCTTATCTGGGTGCTTAGCTCGCCATTCGCTTGTGCTCATTGGTAAGCCATCATCACCTAGATCGTCATTCTTAGATGGAATAAACAGCCAATCATAGTTTTTAGCCCGAATTGTCGCACCGTATTCCAGTACAGTTACGATTTCGAGCAATTTATCATTGCCCCAAAAACCAATCACTACTTGATAGCGATTAAGCACATCGAGTTCCTTTTTTATCTTGTCCCAGCCGTGATCATCATTAATCTTGACGCTCAATGTTGCACTACTGAGTATCTGTTTTGACCACCGCCATATAATTTCCATAAGCGGTAGTACAGCAGACCCCACACGCTGGAATGGAGCCAGTCTTTGCCAATCTTGGATTCATACTTACGTTCCAAAACAGCAACTTTTTCATCAGTAATACCTTGCCCTGCTGGGCTATCCATCGTAGCCATGTGCAAGGTCAGATACTTGATTGCCAGCAGTGTGACATCGTTCCATTTGCCACTTATTGATTGAGGGAAGCCATCAGCTAACGCGTTCACCGTGGCATCTTTAATCAATTCGGTTAGTGTGTCATCAGACATGTTGGCTGTAAGATCAGGTGCCGCGTCCTTTACTGATTTGATAGATACTACCAAGTCGTTCATAGCTTCCCCTCCTTACTAAGCGTTTGGCGTATTGATGCCAGTAATTTGAACGAATGCTGATGGGTAGCGGATAGCTAAGCCACCGAAACGTTCAACGTATGGAATCTTGGTAACGCCGTCGTGGTATTCTTGTTGCAACTGTCTCATTTGCATAGCGATTGGAATACCAGCGATGTCTCTGTCGGTTAAGCAGATAATGGCCATGTCCTTTTGCTTGTCAGCATTTGACGCATTATTTCTGTGCCAGTAGCGGCCTTCAAGTTCTGGAATGGCTCGGATTGAGCTAAACCAAGGTGAGATCATGCTCATTACAGTGATGTCTGGACGATACTTGTTGATAGGATTATTCAGCAAGTCGATTTCCGCTTGTGGCATTAAAAGAGTTGGCTTAGCAGTTGCATAACCGACTAAGTGAGTGATCTTGCCGACTGCGTCTTGGAACACCTTGCGCATCTTTAACGCACCGTCTTCGGTGTCTTGTGCAAGCTTGTCAAGAGCATGATCTCCGTCCAAGTTAATTTGTTGGAATCCAGTTAAGTCGGTATGCGTGTTGGTCAAGCCAACGATCTTGGTATTAGGGCCGATGTCTTCACCATTAAAAATCACACGGTCACGACGTTCAGCCATACCACGTGCTACTAATTGCGCTTGGTCAGCCAATAAGTTGACCTTAGCTGCTTGTGCTCGTTCCAATTCAAGCCATGAATATTCACAGGCCAAAGCAGATTGTGTGATTGGTGTTTCGTATTCCTTGAAGCCTTCTTCTACTACAGGAATGTCAGTACCACGGTTAACGTAAGCTTGTGCCATAGCCTTGCTTGAACGGACTTTGTATCTGTAGGAAACGTCAGCTTCTGGAATTTGAAATGTATTAAAAATGTCAAGTGCGGTCAAAGGAGCAACTTTAGGGTCATATACCGTTTGGTCGATATAGGTAAGTTGTTCCTTAGTCGCAATACCCATGTTTGGCATTAACTAGTCCTCCTTATTCTTTAGTTGTGTGTGCCAGCGCCGCTAGGGTTTGAGCCACTACCAGTGCTTGATGGTGTTGGTGGTTGAATTGCATGTACATCGTCGTGGTTTGGATCAGCTCCACCAGTGGTGTTGCCAGCGAATTGAGCACGTACGATGACACGTGCTGTTGAGCTTTTGTCAGCAGAACTTAAAAACCGGCCAACGGCATCAGTGCCGGTAGTCGGTTTGAAAAGTCCATTTTCATCAACAGTCGCAAGTTCGCCACGGTTGACGTCTTCGCTGACTGGTACGTTGATCGTGCCGTCAACAAGTACGCCGAGTGCTTCGCCTGCGTGCCATTTGTCATTTTTAAGGTCTTTTTCATAGAAGTGGTCAACGTCTGACCATGAGCGTTTGATAGCAACACCGTAGATAGGTGCCTTAGTTGCTGGTACAACGTTTCCGTCCTTAAAAACAACGCCGGCACCGAATGGAATATCGGCACCAGCGCTTTCAGTTAAAACTTCATATTGTCGTTCAACGGTACCTGCTGAGAGGTGGCCGTCGTGATACATTGTTCCATCTGGAATTCCCATGTTTTATCGCCTCCTTTTACTTCTTGCGGTTGTAGTAGCTAGCATGTAAGTTAGCCAATGAGGTGTCAGCATTATCGCCGGCTACATCGGTGCTGGTTACGCCAACAACTGCGTCCTTCTTGCGGTTCATGACAGAATCGAAGTAAGGATTGATGTAAGCGTCGTCCTTGTCTTTCAAGTCGACAGAATCAACCTTCTTAATGACTTCGATCTTCATGTCCTTGGCGCTCTTGCCAGTTGGATCGAAGCTGTCGCCTACGATTGACTTGCACTTGTTGATCAAGCTGATACGTTCTGCAACAGCCTTTTCAAAGCCGTCGCCTTCAAATTTCTTCTTGTAGTCGGCCAATTCCTTGTCCGCACTGTCTGCCTTGGCTTGTGCTTCACTGGCTTTCTTGCCAGCTTCATCGCTCTTGCCTTGTAAAGCGTCTCTTTGTTCAGTGAGTTCCTTGATCTTTGCGTTTAAGCTAGCGATTTGTTTAGCCTTAGCTGAGTTATCAGCATCAAGCTTCATCACTGTATCTGCGTCATCGGCGGCTACCGTGATAGTTGAGCCACCTGCTTTAATCTTTACTGTGTCCATCTGTTGTCCTTTCTTAGTTGGATTACTATGCTGACCAACCATTTCTGCGCTGTCTCCGACTAGTGAGATCGATGGACCTTCACGAGCCATGTCGACAACAGCAACGTGGTTGATCTGGATGTTTCTTTGTACGCTGTCGTACTTCTGACCGTTGTATTCACCGGATTGCGGTACAATCTGCGTCTGGAAGCCGATTGAGAGCTGATTTTTGCCCGAATTGATCTTGCTGATCAGATCTGGGTTAGTGATAGTCATGTCTACTCGCACGGTGTTTGTGGCCTTGTCAACGTGAGCATTCGATGCAGTAAAACCCTTCATGAGTTGCTGTGAATTGCTGCTGTCGACAAGGATTCGCTGTCCATTGCCGTTAACCGGGTGGTCTTCCGTAACCGGTCGGTTATTGGCACTTGCTACCGTGCTGTCCGACAAAATGTCTGCCGGAAGTTTGGCTTCCATGTCGGTCGAACCGTCCGGATTGAGGTACTCAAACACGCCTGTCCGTGCGATTGGCACATTCGTAGCATGCAGAAAATCTGTTTGTGGATCAGTAGTCAGCGTTCTGATCGACGCTGTGTCGTATCTGGTTGACATATCTAAGCGCCAAGCGGTACGACTACGGCATCGTTAGGAATGTAAATGACTTGGCCGGCCTTTACGTGTGGGTTATTTTTTTGCAAGTGATTGAAGTAGCGCAGTTGACGGTATGCAACGTGTACCGCATTAGCGACATCTAATAAGTCTTGACCATCTTTAACCGTGTATGTCTTGCACTTCGAGTAATCAAACTCACCTGTTGGGTCCTTTGCCTTGTCTGCCACTGGCTTCACCTCCTTTTTTGGTTCGACCTTTGGTTGAGTGGGCTTTGCAGGTGTTGGACTAGCCGTCTTAGCACTCGCATCGCCAAGCATTGGAAATGTTGATGTATTTTTGTCGTCTGCCATGTTTGGCCTCCTTAAATTTCACAAAGTGATAATGTTATATTGTCGGGCTTGAATGAACTTTGCTCATCGGCGGAACACTCGTTTTTTCACAAACTTTGCTGATTTTAGGCATAAAAAAAGCGCTCCCCCGCATTGAGAAAGCGTTCAAATAATATTAATAAAAGCTAAATACAGGATCAGCAACGCACCGACAGTTAATCGGCTCCCCTGGTGTTTGACCATCATCGCCGCCGTTAGGATCACCGTATTTTTGTTTGGTACCATCTAACAACTGATGTTTTGGCCGTACTCGGTTGTCTTCCATTGACTGCCAAACATAATACTTAGCACCTGCTGCTTGATGTCTGGCTTGGTTAAACTTAGCAATCGTTGATCCGGTCTGATCGTTGGCCACCAGTGCAGCATGTCTGACTGACATACCGGTTTGCTTAACAATGGCCTTGGTGATCGTACTTGTGCCGTCACCATTGCTGATTGCACGTGACACAACACCAGTAATCGAATCGGCGTATCTGTCACGCATATACTTGATCAGCTCCACATTTTCAGCCACTTTAGCGTTGAAGATACGAGTCAAGTTAGGATCATTCCGGATTGGATTAAGACCTGCTATCTTGATCTGCAATGCAACGTTGTTGTAGCTAAATGTGTCAATCGATCTAACGAACTGTTGAGCCATCATGCGAATTGCCGCATCAGATACTGCCTGCTTGATCGTGTAACCCAGCAGATGCAGATTCTCAATAATTTCCTGCGTTTGTGTTGTTGTCGGTGGGTCTTGTGCGTCACCGATTAATCGAGTACCGCCAGTGAAGTACTTTCGCATGTAGCGATCGAAGTACTCCATTGCCGTCCTACGCCATGAGTAAACTAGTCTAACAATGCGTTTGCGATATGCTTCTTCGAGGTTTCTCGGATAGCGTGTCGGTGGCATGCGTCGTCTATGAATCGTCATGGCTCTCTGCCTTCTTTTTGTCATTTTTGTAGTGACTGATGATCGATTGCTTGTCTGATAGATCTAAGCTGTCACCAGTCATCTGAATATCTGGGTTAGGATCATTGTCTTGCCCCTCAAAGAGTTGTTTAACCGTGTCTGGATCAAGCACAGCGGAGTTGATCAGACTGCTGTATGCGTTGGCTTTGTTGAGCAAAATTTCAGAATCCGTCTTGCCGTCAGTACTTTGGAGCGGATTGAATACGATCTTCCAGTCGAGTTCATCTGGATCATCACCGTTGGCATACATCAGTAGACGTGTGATCTGCTCAATTTCGGGCTTTAGCAGGTTGTTTTGAATAGCTTTGATACCGTCGTAGTAATTAATAACGTCCTGCGATGCACCGGCTAGCGTGCCAGCCTGCTCGCCTGTTAAGACTGATTTAGGAATGCCAGTTGCGGCTGACAATTGTTGCCAAACGAAGTTGTATAGCAGGTCAATACCGCCAGTCGGCGTTGCGATCTTTTCGATGCTGTCTTGGCTGTATCCAAACGCCATTGCCTCTGTGTTGAGTACCTGTGAGATTTTGCGCTTGTCGTGTTCGAAATCATCGTCACCCTCAGCCATGAGCTGATCTGACTTGTAAAACTTGAACGTAAATTCACGGAGCATCCGTCCGGTCGATTCAAGTGCAATGTCCATCGCTTTTAACTGATCATGGCATCTAGTCAAGATCGATGTGCCTGTCTCATCGTCAACTGACTTGTCGAGTGCGATGTGCCAGTATCGGCTTTGATCGATCACGCGTGGCTTTAAATCCGGCTGGTTAGGTATCTGATTGCCGTCCTTGTCGATTGTGTAACCAGCATTTTGCGGACGCAACACAATAGCTTGTTCTTTGCCGTAGTCATTGCTTAGCGGATCATCATTCGTCAACATGCGATCAATGTGTTTTTGGCCAAAGGCATGTAAAAACACCACTTGCTCGATATTGTCGGGGTCAAGTGGTGTGCTTGTGTCTGTTGCTCGACGTTCCTTAACGCCAATTGTCATATAACCGTCACCGTCACAGCGTTGATTAACAATCTGCTGACAGAGTACTTGTGAGGTCTTTAAATCTTCGTGTTGCCGTTGATACATCTTCTGGCGCTCTGGATCGTTCGCTATAATTACACGAAAGTTGTTTCTGGTTGCATCTTCCGCTGGCTTGTAAACGATGCGTCTTGCAATGGCATTGTGGCGGATTTCGTTATGCAAGCTGTCGTAGTCCTGCATGTCTGACATCATCTTCCAGCCGATGTTGTCGTAGTTAGTGAACGGATCAAGGTCCATACCGTCACCCGCGATCACTCGACCAGGTACGTCATCTAACTTCTTTTTGTTGAATAGTCCCATTGAATCCTCCTTTCTAATATCTGATTACTGGGCCACGGTTAACGTTAGCCGTGAGTCGTTGTATTGCGTATACCATGCTGTCAACGTTGTCGTCGTGCTGCATGTTCGGAAAACCGACGATCTCTTCAAGCCAATCTTCAATCTCTGGGTGCCACAGTGGGTGTGGCAGATACACTTGGCCAGCTTCCCATATTGGTGAAACTGACATTGCACGTGCTTCCTTGCTGTCATTGCCTGGACTAACCGCCATGATGCCGGATATATCGCGTTGCAAGACATCGAGGATAGCTGGGCCATTAGCCTTGTCCTCGACAAGAATCGCACTGGTACGCGGATACATGTTCTTTTGCTGATTAATAGCCGTCATAGTCTGGATAAATGACAAACGCTTGTGACACCAACCAGGTCGCAGATAAACGTTAGCACCACGACGCGACCATGTCTGACCAGCTACGTAGTCGTCATTGACCTTATTCTTGAAAGTGGCATCCCATGCTTGTACTGTATCGTCCAAGTGCTTTGGCAAGATGGCCACGTCTTTTTCGGTAAGTCCCAGCCGAATCATCGTTTCTCGGCTGTCAACGTACCATTTCGGCCAATCACGCTTGAAGATGTTACCGCCCTCGACGGTTGGCGATTGCTGATACAGCGCAGTAAAGCGCTGTGTACCCATGTCGTGCTTGTGTGTGAGTAGTTCTTTTAGCGTATGTAATTGAGGGCACAGTGCTTCACCGTTGTGTCGCCCAATCGCATCAGTTTGACCGGCTGGAATATCCGTTGCGATTGCTGGTAACTTGATTTCTTCCCATGGCAGTGACGACTTCTGTAATAGCCGTCCTGCTAGGTCGTCCTGCTGCCACCTGGTCATGATGACGATAACCGAACCGCCCTTTTGCAGACGTGGGTAGAACGTGAGGTTCCATTCATTCCAGATTTTATCTTTGATCGTTGGTGACCCAGCTTCTTCTGCGTTTTTAACAGGGTCATCGATAACCAGTAGGTCGGCACTCATACCAGTAGCACCACCCAAAATAGACGTAGCATAGAATCCACCACGGTGGTCTTGTACGGTGAATGTCTGGGCTGTGTTCTTACCTAGTTTTAACCCTGGATAGGGCACTGACCCACACCAATCAGAAAAAGCACGCCTGTTGCTTGCCGCAAACTGACTATATAAGTCTTGTGAGTATGCAACAATCATGGCGTGCTTGTCTGGGTATTTCATCAAAAAATAGCTAGGAAACGTCTTGGTAATGGTCAAACTTTTGCCGTGCTGCGGTGCAAGCTCAATAATATAAAAATGTTGTTCGCCATCTGCTATTTTCTGCAATTTATCACATATTAATTTAACGTGTGGATACATCTTCATGCCTGGATTAGCCAATTGGAAATAATCAGCATAATTGTGCCATGCTAATTCCTCTTTGGCTGTCAGTGCTAATGCATTCCTTTCAGCAACTGTTAGCTTAGTCATTATCTTCACCTGCCATCTTTGCAATGCTACGCAACTCTTCAACGCTTAACTTAGCCATCTTTTCACGAGTGTTATTTGCGACAGTATGGAGCTGTTCGGATTGTGCTTTTGCTACTTCTGCCTCTGCTTCTGCCCTAGTAGCATTTGCTTTCAGCATCTTTAATTGTGCTTCTTTAACTTCTGGATCATCCTTTTGGTTATATAAGCCTGACAGCTTAATAATAGAGTTTGCGGCTTGAAGTTGAACATTGTCACTTTCGCCATATTTCATTAAATATACTAAGCGATGTACCGCCTGATTCTTATAATCACTTTTAATTGCAATTAAGGCATATTCATCTTGTGCTTTCCTAAATTTGAGGTCTTTTTTCCAGTTATAAAGTGTTGAAGTTGAGCGGTGTACTTTTTTGGCAATTTCTTCATCTGTCAAATCATCTTCAAACAGTAGCTTAACAGCATCCTTTTGCTGTTTAGTCATTGTAGAAAATACACTGTTTTCTCCAATTTTCTCCAACTGGTTTCACCTCCTCGGGTTAACACAAAAAGGCGTTGCTAATAAAGCAACACCTCTAATATATTATTTTACGCGTGGTGCTAGTTAAATCTTTCTAGACAATAAGCCAAATTATAAGCTAAAATTGCAATTTCCAACCGG